CGTGTATTAATATTTATCCTCTTTCATAAACCCAATACTTTTCTTCTTGTTTTGTCTCATCTATATGTGGAGTATAATATTTACACATAGCAGCTCTAATTGCACGAATCCAATTAAAATCATCTATTTCTTTCCCAGTGACTTTACATGTTGGCCAAGTATACTCTCTATCTTTACAGAGTTCGCATGTTATACAGTTTTTATGCGTAGACCTATACTCTTCCTGGCAAGTTTGAAGGTATAAAGCTAAAGTCTTTTTATATTCTTCTTTATCAGTCATAACTTACTCCTTATCCATGATATTTAAGAAGAAAACTATTGCTTACCGCCTTAAAAGATTTAGTGCCATCAGCAGAACGAAGAACAAAACCTTCACGAGGAAGTTCATCAATAACAGATTTGCCATTTGCCATATCAAGAAGAGCATCAACCTTATTATCACCAATTAACTCGTTAAAATGAAAATCTTTATTAATAATAGGCACACAAGGCACTCCATATTCACGAAGAATAGCATTCATTTTTAAAGTCCCATAACGGCCTTTATCAGAAGTAATAAGATTGAAGGCGCGAAAATCATGCCCACTCATAGAATAATCTCTCTTCTGAACACCACTACCATAAGTTTCGCCCTGAATAGTTACCCACTCTGCGGCAGGATTAACTTCGAGGAACTTAGAAAGCACATTATACATATCATACTTCTGCGCCATTTCCCAATAAATATTGGTATCATAATAGCAAGGTTTATCTATACTATCAAAGCAAACATTACGAGAACAAACATAGAACTCATTCTTACCACGCTTACCGCGCTTTATGGTAAAAGTAGTGCTAGAACCATCAATCTTCTCAGTGATAACCCAACTACCAGTATCATTAAGAATCCAAGGCATATTCTGAACGCGCTCTTCGTCAGTCTTTGAAACCCAAGCCAGCCAGCCATTCTTCTTGTCCTTTTTCTTGCCGAAGAACATAAACATGAGCTCGCGGCCCCACTCACGCTTCATCATCCAGCGTGCCCAAGACTTCTTAAAGATATTAGGATGCCGCTGAGCCATTTTCTTATACTTATCAGCAGAAGGAGCTTTACGAGCATTATCTTCATCATCAGCATAAGTTACACCGAGAATTTTGGTAAGAAAACGGGTTTCATCATCTGCGTAATGAACTTTCTCCCCATCATAAACATAAGGAGTTTTGGTTCCATCAAAGATAATTTTCCATCCAAAATCATCCGCATGCATAAGAAGCCCTTGTGAAATGCTCTTACACATCTTTTGAGTCTTAATCTTATAATTTCGCTTCTCAAGAAAAGCAAAAGCAGGATTATCAGAAGGTACACGGCTATCAATCTCAAAGTAAATACCAGGGCTACCTACATGAAACTGCCCCTTGGGCACAATACAACGCCATCCGCCGATGCACGCACTTTCAACACGGTCATACCCAGGAAGCTCTTCAATTCCATCTACAATCACGACGTAGGCTAACTGACGAATTCCATTTTTATCCAGCATTTCTATCATCCTTTCTTATAAAATTACTATTTAATAATAAATCATCAAGAGTCAAATTATTATAATGAATATATGGAATACGAATGATTATAAAATTATTATCCCAAGCATATTCATTTTTAATTTTATCATGTAATAGTCTTTGTTTATATTTTTCATCCGTATCCCAATTAAAAACTGGTTTAAAATGCTGCTCTCCATCGTATTCAATTAAAATATTATAATCTGGTAAGAAAAAATCAAACCTTGGTTTACCATGTGTATCTGGATAATAAAAATTATTAAAAGTTTTCTAACTAATAAAATTAATATTATTTTTAATTAGTATTTCTCGTATTTTCTATTCACCATGAGATTCTTTAGTACAACCACAGCTTGTTGTACATCCTTGAGTAAGATTTGAAGCATAAATTTCATATTCCTTCCCACAATCACATCGTACCCAATATTTTGAATTTCTATTTACCGTGCCAAGATACTTAATCACTTCTAAATGACCGAATCTTTGGCCTGTTAAATCTTTTAATTGTTTTCGACGATTTTCTTTTGTTATACAACCACAAGATGGAGTATCTCCACGTCTTAAATTTTCAGTAGTAACATAGCAAATATTACCGCAATCACATTTACATTTCCAAGTAACTTTATGTTTTCCATTATAATATTTCTATTTATCTTCTTCTGCATATTCTAAAACCACTAAACGAGTAAATCGCTATCCAACTAAATTTAATGCTTTACCCATATCTATTCCTCCTATTACCTTCTATAATAAAGTAGAATATTTAAGATAAGAGTACATTAAAATAATATTTACGCAAGTTCGCGTTCTTTCTTTCTATATATATTATACTATAAAATTACTTATTTTTCAAATTTTTTCTTTGAGTTGCTTTATCAATCGTAGAACGATGCAGCGGCGTAACCTCTTTGAGGCGGCCGCTCTTAACAAACTGATTAAAGTTCACAGGCGTATAATGAATCACATCACTACATACACACATATGTCCAGGGCGGTCGAACGAACTCAAATGCGTATGGCCATGAATATTAAAAGCCCAGCTAATAGCCAGCGGCTCATGAGACAAAATAATTCTCTCCCCAATCATGAGCGGGCCGCCATAAACTTCCTCAAAGACATCCTCATAATTTGACAAACCACCATCATGATTCCCTTTAATAAGAATTTTATGCCCTCTGAGCTTCCGCGCGCATTCAATATCGCCAACGTCGCCAAGAAGAATTAGGTGATCTTTGCGGCCAACCTTAGAGTTAATTAGTTTGATTTGTTCCTCGGCAGAAGGGCGATTTGGAAATGCCACACGGATATCACTATCTTCATTAAAATGGGTGTCACTATAAAGCCAAACCGTACCCTCTCTATGCCAATGCTCAAAACATTTATAAAGTCCTTCAATCATTTATAATCACCATTAATATAAGAATAAAAAGTATTAAACCAAAAACAATATAAATTGCAAAAATAGAATGATTATATATTGTTAAGACAATACCCATCACAATTAAAAATAGGCTAAGCAATAAACTAATATATAACAAAAACTTCATTTTTATTTTCTCCTATAATACTTCGCCCAATACTGTTCCATTTCTTCTCTTGTCTTGTATTCTTCCCAAATATGCCACCACGTATCAGTACGCTCAAAATAATGCCAATGAGGATGCTCCCATTGATGGATTGCTTGGGCTTTAGTCCATCTGCTAACCCAATCATGAATATCATATGAGTTATAAAATCTCTTATATGACATTCCATCAAGACAAAGTATATCTCGATAATTAGACTCCCGATATAAATACCCAGAAATTATGCGTTTATTGCGCCGCCGCACACAACGATTCGCAATTTGCTTTATCTCTTTGGTTGTGCGCCGCCGGCCATCAGTATAATATGGATGTTTTTTATAACTTCTGGACATTTATATCACCCTTTTTAATTAATAATATTTTCACAAAATGGACATATAAACCCATTATCCCCATTCATCAAATCCATTTTATTCCAACTAATCTGATAAATTGCTCTACCACATTTAGGACAATAAAAATATCCATCTCGCCAATGAACTTTTTGTCCATAATTCATTTCAATAAGATGGCCCATAGCAATCCAAGGTTCAATCATCTGATTTCCCTCCATCTATTATGCTCAATAATTGCACGCATATTCTGAACACCAACGGGATTCATAGAATGAATATGAAAGAAGTAACCGGTATCAACAATGCCTTTGCGCTCAAGCCAGTTCAGAATTTTAATATAATCACCGCCGTTTTTAGCGTAATCACCAGCGTCATGATCGAGCGAAATAGTAATAGTATCATCAAACCACTGATGCTCATACATTCTAATGGCAGTAATTGCTTCATATACAGTCTTAGCCCAAAGCCAATCATCAGAGGGCGGCTGGCGCACATCATCTACCCAAAGCTTCATTTTATTTACCCCTTTCTTTATCTTACATATATATTATACTCTAAATTTATAAAAAAATCAAGTTTAATAAAAAAAATAACACTCTCATTAGAGAGTGTTATCCCTTGAAAAGAGGACTTATCCATTAGCGTTGACCATTCGCTAATTGGTGCGAAGCCCGAGACTTGAACTCGGAGTCCCATGCTTTACTTAACAATGTTCTCATAATTTTTTTAAAACCTCCTCTGCTAAATAATTTTCAGCAAAATTAATACCTTTAATTTGATTTTTTTTAGGAGGAGCTATACGAATTGTTTTATCTGATCCACTACACTCTTCAACAGGAATTAAATATACATCTCCATTATAGTAAGTAGCGAAAAAATCAATATCGTCTTTTGTGTATCTATTTTGAGTATACCCAGACATATTATGTCCTTGCCAACGAGTTTTAAATGTAAAATATTCTCCATTATGATCGTTAGCATGTTTTACTTGAATTTTATACAATGTATTTTTATAATCAATAATTAAATCATATTTTTGACTATTTCCAAATGGAATACTTACATCACATCCTATTTTATATAAGCCTGTAATACATTGTAATTCTGTAAGATTTCCAATTTCTTTCGTGTTCATATATTTTTTTTTAATTTGAGAATTTGTCGAGTAAGGCATGTGCGTTCACCAGCTGCGCTAACCTCGCATATACAAGATACATAAATACGGATTCGAACCGCTTCGACCTGTTATTCAGACAAGTTGTGTAACCAAAACACTTTTAAAATTTGCTGTATATATCTTTATGGTGATCTCTCGGAGATTTGAACTCACGATTACCAGCTTGAGAGGCTAGTTTCCTATCCATTTAGAAGAAGAGACCATAGGAGGGCATTGGGCAGTTTTAGGTGATGCCCAGCACCGCTAAAATATACCTTGAGGAGGGCATGCGGCAGCCCCGTGTTTTACAAGCTTTCTGCAGCGCCACACTGG